AGTATAGGGTTTGACGTTTATTATTGGACAATCGATAATAAGATAATTCAGCACAAATTAACAACAATAAGGAAAGATAAAAGATGGTTACTATCAAATACATTATATTCAAACGAGGATTATTTTTCAATTGTTAAAAAAAACGGAGGTTTAAGAATAATGGACGAAAGTAATGGATTAATTAATGATAGTCATATGAGTTCATCAGGTCATAAAGTGTTGGCAGATTTATTTTTAAAATACATAAAATGAGATTAATAACGTTTGGTGATAGTTGGACCGCAGGTCACGGAATTGAAGAAGACATACAGTATAAGGAAATACCATTTCCAAATATGTTTATCCAAAAATTAAGAGATATGAATTCTTGGCCAAGATGGGTTGCTGAGAAATTAGAATGTCCTTATATTAATTTAGGTGTTTGTGGATTTGGTAACGAGTTTATGTTAAATGAAATTAAAAGTGTTAAAAAGGACGGACACTTAAAGAAAGATGATATTATCATAGTTATGTTATCTTATCCATATCGTTACACTGGTGACACATACAATGTGGTTGAAATCTATGAACAAATGGAACAGGAATTAAAAGGACTAAACCATTTTTATTTTAACTCATTTTTTCCCACATTTAAAGAAGAACACTTTGACACCAGTAAATTACCCGATTACTTTATCAATCCTGATGGGTGTGTTTCCGACATATTAAGAGAATATGAAATAAACAATGATATCGGTGTTTGGGAGTACGGAAGTAGAAGTGTGTGGAATGATGAGAAGAACTTTTACGAGGGAGATTACCACCCAAATTTAGATGGATATAAAGTGATTGCTAATTACATATATGGAAAACTTAGAAAAAAAATATAACGAGATAAACATCCCCATATGGAAAGAGCATCTTAGAAATATGGAAAAGGAATTGGAGTGGTATACCCCAACTATAACAAGTGGGACAACACATTACGCAATGACTTTAGAACCTCGTGTACACGAAGATATGTACATTACGATGAAAACGTGTATGTACTATCTAAATGAGACCAATTCCAACATTAAATGGGGTTTACAGATTTTTTGTGGTGATGATAACTACGAATACATTAAAGAAATGGTTAAAGATTGGGGGGAGGTTATTGTAGTTAATTTGAACATCAAAGACTTATCCAAAATAGAATATAACACATTATTTAGAGATGTTGAATTTTGGAAAAAAGTAAAAGGAGACAAGGTCTTTACTTTTCAACTGGATTCGATATTATTAAGGAGTGGTATTGATGAATTTTTGGAATACGATTACATCGGTGCACCTTGGAGAAAACCAAAAGAAGGGTCGTATGTTGGAAATGGTGGATTATCATTGAGAACGAGAGATGTGATGTTAGAAATATCTTTAACAAATGAAGTTAAGGAAGTCATTTGGGAAGATATTTATTTTGTGAAGTATCTTAAAGGTAGAGGGGTTGCCGATGTGGATGATGCTAAAAGATTTAGTATGGAAGACATTTATTATCCAAATCCATTAGGTGTTCATTACCCAATAAAATATATTGAACCTGAATTATTAAAAAAGGTTCTGTTTAAAAAATAAGGAATGTATATAATAGGAATATCCGCATTTTATCACGATTCATCGGTTTGTCTTTTTAGGGATAACCAATTAATCTTTGCTTGTGAAGAAGAAAAATTCACTGGAATCAAACACGACAGTTCTTTCCCTGAAAAGGCGTTGGAATACATTTATAAACACTACAAGATAACCGATAAGAATTTACAGGCTGTTTGTTACTATGAGGACCCAAAATTAAAATATGAGAGGGTTATGGAAAACATAAAACCTCAAATGTTTAAGAATCCCATATATTCTTTAAAGTCATTTTTAAAAATACGTAACGTGGCTAAGGAAGTTGACGATAAACTTAAAAAATTATCACCAAACGTATTTTATTCAACACACCACGAGGCTCACCTTTACTATTCATTTTACACATCGAGTTTTGAAGAAGCTATGTGTTTGTCGGTAGATGGTGTGGGGGAAAAAGATACTATGTCATATGGGTTTGCTGATTACAATGGTATAAAATACCAAAGTATGTCTAAGTACCCACATTCGTTAGGATTATATTATTCGGCTATGACTTCTTTCTTAGGATTCAGACCAAACGAAGGTGAGTATAAGGTTATGGGGTTGGCTTCATATGGTAATCCTGAAACGTATATTGAAAAAGTAAGAGAATTAATTTCATTTAAAAATGGAGGTTTAAAATGTAATATGGATGTTTTTTGTTGGAATAAATCAGATAAGATTATGTTCAATGAAAAATTACCTGAATTGTTAGGTATCGAACAAAGATTACCTGAGGAAACATTAACAACAATACACGAAGACTTGGCAGCTGCGGTACAAAAAAGATATGAGGAAGTGTTATTCGATGTATTAAAAACACTGTCGTTAATTAAAAAAAGTGATAACCTATGTCTAAGTGGGGGTTGTGCATACAACGGAACGGCTAATGGTAAGATTAGTACAGATTCAAACTTCAATAGTTTATGGATACCACCTGCACCATCAGATGCCGGTTCAGCTATTGGTGCTGTTGTCCATTACTTAGTACAAGAAAGAAAGGTTAAAAGTAAGATTACTAAAAATCCATTTTTAGGACCACAATACCTATATAATGATATTTTAAAGGCACTTAAAGGAAAACAATATAAAAAATTCAACACCGAAAAGGGTTTAAGAGTCTACATTGCAAAAAAACTGAACGAAGGTAAAGTTGTTGGTTGGTTCCAAGGACACATTGAATTTGGTTCAAGGGCTTTAGGTAACCGTTCAATTTTGGCCAATCCAACATTAGATGGTATGAAGGATAGAATCAATAAAGTTATTAAAAAGAGAGAAGGTTTCAGACCATTTGCACCAATGGTGATTAAGGAGAAACAACACGTATACTTTGAGATGACTGACGATGTCCCATATATGAATCAAGTGGTTAAAGTTAAGAAAGATTATCGTGATATATTAAAGGCGGTAACTCACGTTGATGGGTCCGCACGTGTACAAACCGTTTATAAACACACTCTTATATATGATTTATTAAAAGAATTTGAACAAGTAAGTGGGTATCCAATTTTATTGAATACATCGTTTAATGTTAAAGATAAAACTATGGTATTGACCCCCAAAGATGCTGTGGAAACTTTTTACGATACTGATATGGACATATTGGTAATGGGGAATTATGTAATAACAAAACAACAATAATATGATGAAGTTAATTAATTGGATTAAGAAGTATTTTGCTGACCGCAAAAGAAAAAAAGAATTTAAAAAGAAATTAGAAGAGTTACGTAAAAGAGATCCATTTATTTATAATCATTAATTTGGTTTTTTAAACAAAAAAGACTATATTATAGTATTATGATATATTGGTTAACAGGACAGCCTGGAGCTGGAAAAACGACATTGGGTAAACATTTGGTTAATTATTTTGAGAACACCAATGTAATTCACATTGATGGAGACGACTTACGAGACATCTTTCAAAATAAAGACTATTCTGAGGTTGGGAGGAGAAAAAACATTGAGAGGGCTCAGGATATAGCAAGATTTATGAGTGAAAAAGGATTTAATGTAATCGTATCCTTAGTTTCACCATATAAGGACCAAAGAAATCAATTTAAAGAAAATAACAACGTTACTGAAGTCTATGTACATACCACAGATGAAAGAGGTAGGGAAGGGTTTCACGTGTCAAATTACGAAAAACCTACAGATAATTTTGTAGATATTGACACAAGTAATAGAAAAGAAGTTGATTCGTTTATTGAATTAACCATAAAATTAAATATATGAGTAAAAAGTACGCACTTTACATCGGAAGATGGCAAAATTGGCACAAAGGGCACGAATGGTTAATTAACCAACAATTGGAAAAAGGAAAGGATGTTTGGGTGGCAATTAGAAATGTTCCCACCGATGAAAATAACCCTAAGACGGCACAACAAGTTATGATGGATTTATCCGAAGAAAAGTTTTTTAGAGACAATTCACATAGAGTACAAATTTCTATCATTCCCGATATTGAAAGTGTTAACTACGGTAGAGGTGTTGGGTACGATGTGATATATCACGAACCACCAACTGAGATTGCAAAAATTAGTGGTACAGAAATAAGAAATGGTTATATTGATTCAAACGGTGATTTAATCGAATACTCAAATATTAAAAATAATGATAGTAGAGAGGAAGAGACACATAGCTAAAACCATATCATATCGTATTGTTAGTACGGTAATTGGATTTTTATTAATGTGGTTAATTAGTGGGTCAATTAAAGTCGGAGCGGCCTTTGGGGTGGCTGAATTAATATATAAACCAATTCAATATTACTTACACGAAAGAGTATGGTATAAATGGATAAAATTTGGACTAAAAGAAAAAAAAGATGATTAATTTAGTAAAAGTAATTGAAAATTTTTTAACCGAGGACGAGTGTGATAATATTTTATTCAAATATAAAAACAAACTAACACTATCAATTGCTGAAGTATCTACTGGTCATAGTAAAACTAGAAAATCATTAATAGGTTGGGTGGATGATTTAGGGGACGTTAACGATAGATTAATTAATTTATTAAAGTCATTCTATAATATTAATGGTATGGAAGTTACAGGATTAGGACCTTTTCAGTTTACTGAGTATAAAGAGGGTGATTATTTTGATTGGCATACGGATCGTAATAGTGAAATGTATAAGGATAGATTCACATCAACCGTTATCCAATTAAATAATAACTACGAAGGGGGTCTTTTAGAAATTAAAGATGAAACAGGTACACTAATACCTATAGAACAAAAAAAAGGTAATCTTTATGTTTTTGATTCAGGACTACGACACAGAGTTTCTCCTGTTATTTTTGGTGAAAGATATTCCTTGGTAAATTGGGTCTCATTAAATAAAACAAATTCAAAAAAACAAAATATAATTTAATGAAATTTTTTATAGCATTTATAATTACAATCATATTTTTATATTCTGTAATTGGTTGGAAAAGAATATTCGATAGATATAGAATGTTCTTATTAAAATCTTATTGGACGGATTATAATACGA